TTAACACCTCTAGAACCTACTGATTGATATGGTGTATATAAATTATCACTACTACCAAATCCCTCGTGTGGGAGTATAGCTGGTAAAGTTAACTCAGCACACTCTCGTCCTCTATCTAAAAACTCGTCTCTTTTGATAGATAACTTTTCGTATAATTTACTTAAATTGTTATCTTTTTGTAACATGTAATTTAATTAATTAAGATGGTATATTTAAACCAGAACTACCAGAAGTCATCACATCAGTTCTTAAAGACTTCTTGCCAAGTTTTTTAGCTTTTTTCTTCTTAGCATTTTCTTGACCTTCAGTCTCAATAGCTAGGTCTAATTCAGGTACTTTCGTATCTGCTACTGGTGTAGAAACCGGAGCCGGAGCTGGTGGTGGTGGTGCTGGCATTTTAGGTCTTCTAGGTGCACACATAATTTATTTCCTTTTTAATATATTGTCTGTTTGTTTTGATTTTAAAAAATCTATAACCGATCGTTGACCACTTTTAAAAAATATCATTCGTTCACTTTCTTTTAGATCTGCACATTGATCTGGAAATAATTTGTCTAATTCCTTAATCAAATCGTCTGTTAGAAGTGGTAAAGTAAAGTCTTCGTTTTTAGCCATAAATTGTTTATTTTTATCTAAACATGCTACTATTTGCTGTTATTTTTATCTTTTTCATTTTGTATTAAATAATCTAAATAGTTTTTAGCTTTTAATAAATCCTCTAAACCGTTTTTTGAACGCCAACGAGAAACATATTTGACAACATTACCCTCATTATAATCAAGTTTGTTAGCTGTTATGTAATCTCTAGGTTGGATTTTAAGTTTATTATAGTGTTTTGGATCTGTTGGATCAGGCATTTGGTCTCCACATTCTTATCTTTTTAGATTTAAAATTGTAATCACCATGCTGTAATATGTAAGCTAATCTAGCTTGTAACAGCGCATCTTCTTTAGTTAGTTTTGCTTTAGCAAAAGCTGCTTCAATAGCTGACCATAAATCTTTAGTGTTAAGTATTGCTGCTGCTTTTACTGGACCAATTCCTGGAACTCCTGGAAAATTATCTACATTATCACCACATAATGTTTGCAATGCGTGATTATACTTAGCTTTCTTTTTAGTTATTTTTTCTACAGTTTCTAAGTCTACCGATATATTTCCTGGTATTGTTTTTAAATCTTTGTCTATAGATACAATTATTTTATTACCTTTAATATCTGGATCAGTAGCAAATATACCCATTAAATCATCTGCTTCTAATCTTGGTTCACTTATAGCTTCGTATTCTTCAAACAAGTGTCTTCTTATTTCAGGTAAACAAGTTGGTTTTCTTTTGTTAGTTCTGTTTAATTTATAAGCCGGATATATTTGTTTTCTAAAATTATTAGTATCAGATAAAAATATATATACTTTTTTAGCACTGAAATTATCTGTTACATTTTTTAAATAATCTTTTACTTTGTCTTTACATTCTTTAAAATCTGTATGTAACGTCCAAAAGTCATTACCCCAGTTTATAGCTTTTTCACTATTACTAGCTATTGTATAAGCTAGTATGTCACCATCTATTAATAATACATTTTTCATATTTTTGTTTTGTTGATTGTTGATATATAATCTGCAAGTGTGTATAATTCTTTTGCTGTTGCATCTCGTTTAAGAGTATTTGCTCGTGATGAAATCCATTGAACGTTACCTTTGACATAACCTTTTAAGTTATTTATTCTATCTACTGATGGTGAAAATTTATTTAAACCACCACCAAATACTAAAGGTGTTTTAAAAACAGGACACATGTGATCTTTAGGATATAATTTAATTAGCTGTAATAAAGTAATTGTGTGTTTTAACTTTTTTCTTTTAGCTCTGCGCTGTGACGCTTGCCAAGCCTGAGTAATACACATTATTTTATAGTAACTAGATTTAACCCAACGTTCACTAACTCTAGATTTACGAGTTCTTAAATCTAAATAAGTCCAACCGTTTTCTGTATAACCACGGGTTAAAACTCTACCACTTAAATTTCTACTAATGTATTGCTTTCCAGGTGTGGCCAATGTTGCTATCTCCAGTAAGTGGAACTCTAAGCTTTGATTTAACTCCAGCTCTTTCGATAGCTTTTATTACTTCTTGTTTAATAAAATCTTCTTTACCTTTTTTAACTTCTAATATTAATTCATCATGGATCCATGCAACTAATTTACAGTCTTCATTTAAAAATGATTTACATTCTGCTATCCAATATTTACTAGCAATAGCAGCTCCACTTTGTAATAAACTATTTAATGCACTATGTTGTGACCTACAAAATACTCGTCTACCATCAAGTGCACCAATGTCACCGTTAGCTGAAACTTCTTGTACTTTAGTTACTAACTGTTTTAATGCAGGTATCTTTTTTAAAAACTTATCTTTTAATTTAAAACCTTCTTCAGTAGTTGTACCCATNACTTCACCTAGTTTCTTTCCACCTCCGCCNTAGAGAAATGTGTACATAAATCTTTTTGCAAGCCATCTTTCTTCTTGTTTTAAACCTAATGCTTGTAGTGTTCTTGTATGTATGTCTCCATTAATAACATCATCAGCGTACTCACCACCATCATAAGCAGAAATATAATGACCTAATATTCGCAATTCTATTTGTGACATATCAGCTCCAACTAATACATGACCTTCACTTGCACAAAATAACGAACGACACTCAGGACCATACTCTAAAATTACTGCAGGAACTTGTGCTAAGTTAGGATTACTATGTGTAGCTCTTCCTGTAATAGCACCATTAATATTTATTGAACCGTAAACTCTATTGTTTCTTTCTAATTTTAACCATGCATTATTACCTTCTGCTATTTGAGCTATACGTTTTTGTATCATAAAATATCTTGATAATACTTTAGCTTCTGGCCACTCTAATTCTTTTAAAATTTCATCATCAACTTTAGCTCTACCATCAGGTGTAAATTCTTTTGGTTTCCAATTACGATTTTCTTTTAATCTAAAAGCAATGTGATCTCTTGAGTTTGGATTAAATTGTATTTCTTTCTTTTTAATAAAAGCAACACCTGCTTTGTAACCCATTTTTTTATTATCTCGTTTAGGAATAAATTGTGTTTCTTCAATCCAAGGTGGAAAGTATTTTTGTAACTCTAATCCTAATTTTTCTCTTTCATCTGATAAAGTTGAGTATAATTTTTTAGCAGCATTAGTATCAAAGCCAATACCGTTAGCCATCATCTGTGTACATAACAATTGTACTTCATGTTCTAAGTTTAAAGCTTCATCTGAATATTCTTTACTTAATATTTTATTATAAAGTTTATGAGTTACATGAACATCTTGCTCACAATATATAAGCATTTCTGGAGTAAATGTTTCCCATGATTGAGGCTTCTCTCCTTTATGTTCTTTAAGTCTATGACCCCAAGCTTTTAATGACTGAGAACCTATTAAATTTTTAGGAAAACCATTGTGCATTAATTTAAAATCAATTTCTTTTATATGAGCAAATATTAAACGAGTTGCTACTAGTGTATCAAACAACTCAGCTTTAGGTCTAAACTTTAATATTTTTTCTATAACAGGAATATCAAATGCTATTATGTTATGACCAATTAGCATCTTTGCATCTTTGATTTTTTCAATACAAACATTTAAGTCTGTAAATACTTCATCAGTATTAATATCTTTTATTACTATGCAATGTATTTTTGTAACTTTGTCTAATAAGTTATCACACTCTAAGTCTAAAATATAATTCATTAATTTAACCTCACATATCTAACTTCAACCATAAAAGCATATTGGCTCATTGTTGAAAGTATATTTAACATATCCATAATTATTTCTGCGTCCTCTTCTCTGTGTACATACAGATACTGCATTTTATTTTGTTTACGAGCTGTAGCAATTGACTCACCAATTTGTGACATAATGTAATCACTCCATTTGGTACTGTAGTAATCAAATCTCTTCATGCTCTTGCAAGCGACCAGTTGTTGGATCAAAATTTATTCTGCCACATAAACCTGTTTCACCGGACCAACGGTTTTTTAAAACTCTTACTGATGTAAGATTTTGTGTCTTTGCTGATTGCTGATTTCTTTCTAAGCCTATTACAATATCACTAAGTTGTGCTATTCCATGACTTCCTCTTAATTGTCCTAATGATGTTGATGCACCTTCTTCATGCCCTTTATCATTAAAAGTTCTTCTTAAATGACTCACTACTATTAAAGCTATTCCAGTTTCAGATACTAAAGATCTTAAACCAGTCATTATAGCATCTAAGTTTCTACGCTCATCGCCGCTTTCATTACCTGAAATTACAATACTTAAATGATCTAAAAATATATATTCACATTTTAAAGCTTTAGCTAAGTATCTTATTTTAGATAATAAATGACCTTGTTCTAATGAACCAAAATGATTGTATAACAAAACATTACCATTATTAAATAATGATTTAAAAGCTTCTGATAGTTTTTTCTTATCTTGTTTTTCTGTAGATAAATGTAACGGTGTATTTAATTCTAAGCTTAATAAACTTTCAGCTGACTTTTGTATACTTTCTTCTAATGCTATGTAACCAATTCTTTTGTTTTGTTTAATAAGATTAAAAGCTAGTTCACGACAGAATTGACTTTTACCAATACCTGTACCTGCTGTAACTGTAACTAGTTCACCTTTACGCAAACCTTTAGTTTTAATATTCATAGATGGAAAAGGATAATTTATAGTTTCAACTACTTCTTTATTAACTACCTTGTCTAATAAATCAGCTGCATCAATTATACCATCAGGTCTAAATACTTTTGCGTCCCATAAACAATTTAAAAGTTCTTTTGTTTCATCTGCTACTAACATTTCGTTAGCATCTTTCATTGGTAGTCTTGCTATCTTAGCTTGACCAGGTTGAAATAACTCTGCTACTTGTTTAGCAGCTTTTATTCCGGGCTCATCTTGATCAAAGCAAATTATAATTTCTTCAAAGCCTGACAAAAATTCGAGAGATTTAGTTACATCTTTTACTGCTGAGTGTGCTCCATTTTTTAGTGAAACAACTGGCCATTGGTTACCATACACTTGACTAACACTTAAACAATCTAGCTCACCTTCAACTATTGTAATACGCTTGCCGGCATCTCTAAATAATTGTTCACCAAATAAACCTGTACTTCTTGCATCACCTAACCAAGAAAATCTTTTATCTTTAAATCTTAATTTGTAAGTGTTGTTTCCATAATCAGCTACATGTACTAATTCATCTTTGTATTTAGCAAATTTGTAATTGTACTTTTTGCAAGTATCAATTTTAATTTTTCTAGAAATTATTGGCTTGTATTCTTGTTCTGTAAGTTCGTTCATATTGGAATTTTGTATTGTTGGAGTTTTATTTTCTGAATGCTCGTAGTAATCGCAACCAAAACAATAGGCATGCATGTCGTCATATCGAGCTAAATTATCTTTTGAACCACATGATGGACAGGGTTCGTGTCTTAAAAATTTTGCGGAAGTTTCCATATTACCTTTCTATAAATTGAAATACGCGCGAGGATATTTTTATTACTTCAACATCTATGCGATACAGCAGTCAAGTTAACTGGGTCGGCCGGCTGAAGTAACTACGCGTCCTCGCCGTAGATCACTCTTTCTCCAAAGTAAACCGCTAGGTTTACAAGGCGGTGTTAAGTATCACCCTTTAGGGCGCGTATTTTATTTAGTTTACAAATCATATCGAAAGGCAAAATGATTGTAGATCTTCATCTACTATGACTGTAAACCATCTAAAACTAGTTGTTGTTGTGTTTCATCTTCATTTTGTAAAGCTTTCTGCCACAACAAATTAATTAATTGTTCACCATCTTTTAAATATGTAGGTGATTTTTCATCTTCAAAGTAATCAGCTTTTTCTAAACAAACTTGTGCTTGTTTAAACTGCTGCTTGTACAAATGCTGAGAGCCAACAGTTAAATACAGATGACCTAAATCGTATTTAATATTGTGTTGGCTCTTTAATTGTAACAACACATACAAGGAAATCATTGAAAAATTATAAACATCATAAACCCAACCAAGCCAAGCATCACTTGACCTCATTGTAGCCATACAATTTAGTTGATTATCTCTAATTAAAAATTGTAAACTTAATGTGCAAGGTACATCATTAGATTTTCTAGGATTTTCACGCCATATATTAATTACTGCTTGTCTTGATGACGGATCATCTTTTAATGTTTGTATTATGTATGGTAGTTGATCTACTACTTTGACACCATAAGCTCCAAAAAATCTAACACCATCATCACTAAATTTTGTAATCATTTTAGAAAATGGTGCTATTGTTTTAACTCTATTATCACCACTTAATATCCAAGCTGCTTCTGCAAATCTAAATTTTTGACCTATTTTTCTAGATTTTATATTAACCATTGGTTCGTTCATATTAATTTTAGTTGATACACATAGCTGCTCTTTAGTTTCAATACCTCTTGGTGATACTGTTGGGCATTGCGTAATCATATTTAATAATGACAACCACAATATACTTGTGGAATTTATTTTAGGTTTTTCTTCAGTTTTATTTTTGACCGTAGATTTCTTTTTTAATGAACTCATCAGTATTTTCCTCCGCATAGTTAAAAATTACAAAATATGGAAACATGTTTTTTAGTAAAACATACGCATCATAAACTCTTCCAACACTATCAAAATCTTCATCACCATCTTTTCTTCTTTCTTCAAATCTTGAAAGAACTTTTGCTTTAGGTGGTAAGCATAATATAAATTTATTATTTACATCTTTTCTAGCTAGCTGTTCCATTTGATTTATGTTGTAAGCTGGACCACCTCTAAATATAGTGCTGTAAATTAATTCACTTGGCCAATGCCTATCTATAATTACACTATCTAATTTTAAACTTTCTAAATGTGGTTTGTANGCGTGCTTGTATTGACCATGNTGTATGTAAAGATAATCAGTTAACTTACCTTTTAATGCTGTTGCTAGTGTTGTTTTACCTGCACAGTCTGGTCCTTCTAAAATTATTTTCATATTCCTAACTCTCTTATTGTTGATTTTATTTCTAGTTGTCCGTACTTAACAATTAAGTCGTTAACTAATTTGTTTAACGCTTTGGTTTGCAGCTCATTAAATTTTTTATGGCCAACTAAAGCTATTCCTATTGTTTCGCCTTTATCATCATCAAGGTTAAAACCTATTTGATCTACGTGTCTTCCTTTTTTAACATCACCATCAATAGTAATAATGAAATGATAACCAATACCTAGTAATCCTTGTTTACGATGCTGCGCATCAATTTGTTCTTTAGTAATATCTAGGTTCATTGGAGTTTTTGTTGAATCTATAAAAATATATTTAGTCGACTGTCGGTTTTTTAACCCTGACGTCTGCTTCAGCAATCCAGTCTTTGGGTATTGTTTCTTTTGCATACTTAAATCCGTTTGTTTGACACCACTTTGCGTAAGTAGTTTTTGATATTTTACTGATACGTTGGTTTGGGTTTGAAAACACAAATCTAATATCAATGTGTGGGTATTGTTCTTTAACTTGAATATGTTTCTGTCTATCCTTAGTTAAAAATCTACCTTTCGCTTCGATGACAATTCCGTTTGGTAATACAAAGTCAGGTGTATACCTTGAATTTTTTGCAGGTCTTAAATATCTAATTGTAAAAGACTCATAACTTATAGGAACGCCTAGCTTTTTTAATTGCTGAGCTATGCGTTCCTCAAGTCCACTTCTAAATAAAGTCTTCTTTTGAAGTTTCATTTACAGGTGTTTTAACAGGGGCTTCTGTTTGTTCTTCAGCTACATGCACATAACCTTTTTCTTCCTTAAATCCTAAGTTAGCCATGCTTGGCATAGGTTTTGTTTGTAGTTCTAATATTTGTACACCTACCAGTCTCAATGAGATACCAGCACCAGTAGTTGCTACGTAATATGGTATTAAGTCTGCAGATACTTTTACTTTGCTGCCACCATAAACAATCATATCTGTCATGGGTTGACCTGAACTATCAATTACAACTGGTCTAATTTCAACATCGCCAATTTTACCTTTCATCTTTATTTTAAATAAAGTTTTACCGTTTTCTGAAACGTAAGGTTTTGGACCTGGTTTAATTGTTTTACCGGCATTTAACTTTTTTTGTTCAGCTAAATTTTCCGTGTAAGCTTTGTCGATAACTGTAACAAAATCTTTTGCTTCATTATCATCAACATAAATATTACAACTATAAATTCCATTTACTTTGTCGAATTTATAATCAGCATCTTTTAACCAAGGGTAACTTGCGACGCCAACTGGAGTTGTAATACGTTCGTATTTTCTTTTACTTGACATTTTTTCTCCTATATTAATGTATCTATATGTGTATCTAATTCACGAGTGTATATATTTAACTGAAAAAATACTTAGCTTTAGCGATTTCCTCAATATCCAAATTACCTTTTGCAGGTAATGGTGGTATTTTGTGTCTTTTTTTCTCGGGAATTAATGCGGTAATTTGATCTTTAAAATGTTCTAACGGATCCATCTCACTATACATTTGTATAAAAGCTGATCTAGCACATTCATTAAGTTTATCCATATCGCAAGGTAGTGTTGCGTATGAATCATGAACCATACCAAAATCTTTGACACCTTTTTGCAAACAATGATCAATCGTTAAAAACATGTGTGTAGCATCTAGTGCATGCACAAAGTTCGGTGAGATTCCGTTAGCTTGTTTTCGTTTATTAATTTTATCTGTATTAGACCTTATCCTTATTCGACCCATCATTTTAGTTTTAACAATCATATCTTTTTGAGAATAATATGCTTGCTTAACAGGAAAACCTAAAGGTGTGGTCCAGTGCACAGGTGTTTTAGTTGCTGCACAAAGTCTTGCAACTTTTTGTAACCAATCCATAGCTTCACGAGCTTTAATAACTGTATTACCAATACTGTCCCAAATTAAGTTCGCTAAAAATATATTAGCTTTTGGTCTATCAGTAAATGGTGGTAAGTCTCCTTTTTCTTCTCTATCAGAAACATATTCGTCTACAAACTCTACACAAGAGTATCTAGTTCCACCATACGGTAAAACCATAACACTTCGTTTAGTAGCTTTACGATCTATACCCCAACTGAGCCATTGTTTGGCAATTGGATCAGAAGATATTTTTAATTTTGATATAACTGTATCAGCTACAACTTGATAAATATCTGCTGGAGTATCGTTATCAGTTAAGTTAACTGCTTTACCTCCAACTTCATCTCTAAGTACAGCTGAAAAGTTTTGCAAACCATTACATGAACCATCAATGTTACATGGTAAACCAGATTCATAACTTAATCCATAACGTAACATATTTTCAAATTCAAATGTTGCTGCTAAGAACTGCCAAGGTTTATCTGCTTTCTCCCAAAATGATGTTTTAAATGGATCTCTAGCTGATGCTACTATTGCATCTTTATTATTATGAACCCATTTAATTCTATCATCTAATGATATTTTATCTTGACCATAAGTATTTGCTAATTGTAAACACAAATATCTTTCACCGACTTTACCTAAAGGTTTTTTATTAGCAAACGTGTGTAATGCTTTTGCTAAGTCTGTGCCTTGTGGATTAAAATATCCTGTTACATAATAAAATCTATCACGAAAACAAAGTCTACCTGCATGATGTATTCTATCTTCGTCAACAAACTTATCAGCTATATAAATTGTGTTTGCTTCAGCAAGTCGTTTAGACCTTAGCTTTTGATTTTGAGTATAAACAATAGTCATTTCAGATTTCCATTTAGAAAAAGCTTTTAACTCTTCTTCATTTTTATCTTTTTTGTTTATGCTGTGTGGTTTATTAGGCATATCCATTAANTTAGATGTTATTAATCCACCACGATTTCTACTATCGTCATTAAATACAGTTTTAGCTACATTTAATATTTCTCTATTAACTTTCCAAGGTGTGTCTTGAATAGTATTTAAACCATTATAAACTCCTGGCATGTCATAATTTTTAAGTTCTTCAATATAAGTTCTATGACTAGTAATATTATTACCTGTAACTAAAAACATTGGCTCAATGTGTTTACTTATGTAACCACCACCAATACTTGTTTTCCATTTACGAGGTTTACAAAGTAACGGATAAAATTCAGGATCAAAAAACTGGTTAAAGTCTCTAACGTTTTTAATCCACTCTAAAGTTTTATTAGTCGCTGTAAGTACATTGTAAGCTCTTTTTCTTTTAAATATCTTTTCAACTTGTACTAATCCAGTTGCTTCAATAAATAATGATATAAGTAATTCGCCGACTAATAGCTTATCTCTTACAGGCCATTTATCCCACTCAAAACCTGTTCTTTTAGAGCTTAATAATAATTTCCAACGTCGATATTCATAATGATTAGATCGCTTATCTAAATCTTTATTTACACTATCAAACAAAGCTTTATTAGTTTGACTAAATGATTGAAAGTAAAGCTCATCTTCAATTTTACTGCCAAGTGATATTGCTTGTGCTGTAAATTTTCTAACTGATGTAACACTATCAATAATCTTTTTAGCTGCAATGACAGCTATTAATTTTGAATCCAATTGATCTAAGTATTTTTTAGCTACAAATTTTGGACCTCTATTATTTTCATTTAAAAAGTCTTGTATAACGACCTCATATTTATCAATACTAGCTTTTAGTAACTTTTTGCCATGAGTTGTCATACTCTCACGTTCTTTTTCAATTGATTTGTTTTCTCTATTTAAAGTTCTTTTACCGCCTCGATTTCTCATCTCAGCTTCGTTTTCTATTTGTCTTTCAATTATTTTCTTATAGTCACTTATTCCGGTCACCATTTTGCCTCCGTTGTTGTATTAGTTACACTAGTGAATACTTACCTTTTTAAACAGTTATTGTATAACATCATACTGCTATACACTGGTGTAAATATCCATCAGCTAGATTTTAAGTCTGTTGTTGTTATTAAATAAGTCATAGATTAACAAACTTTTAATCAAAACCCTATGACTTTTGCCACTTGGTCACCGCTTTGGTCACTTGTATTTTCTAAAGCTTTACGAGCTTCAGTTTTATTTCGTGGTGCCAAATGTGCGTACCTTAGTGTCATCTTAATTGTTTTATGTCCCATTAGTTCTTGTATTACAGTTATACCAATATTTGCTTGTACTAATCTTGACGCAAACGTGTGTCTAGTGCAATGAAAAGTAAACTGCTTGTCGTCCTGTAAACCTAGTTTAATTTTACCAAAATTCCAAGCTTTTCTTAAATGCTCATCTGATATGTTTGCAAACGGATAACGACCAGATCTTTTAAGTATTTTTATAGCTCTATCAGTTAACTCAATATATCTCGGAAATGGTGCTTTAGCTTTAGTAGTCATTATAGTAAGCATACGTCCATCTATATCTCGTTCTTGATCTATTCTTTTAAGTTCAGATTTACGACCACCACAATCATTACCAAAAGCAACTAAATCAGCTACATCATTATATCGTTCAGAGTACAATGCAGCTAAAAATCTATTTTCTTCTTCATGCTTAAAATATCTTATTCTTCCTTGACCTTCAATAAACCACTCTATTTCAGGTTTAGATTTTATATAGTTTCTTTTTTTAGCATGACTCAATATTTTAGATAATGCTGCTAGTTTTCTATTACACGTACTATCTGCATTGCCATTTGATTTCCAATCTTCTATTAAATTATCAATTACTTCTTCGTCGATTGTTGTTATCTTTTTATGTATACCTATTTGTTCAACAACATTTTTAGCTGTTCTTAAACCACATGCATCAGTCCACTTATGTTGCATCTGCGTAAATATTGCGTGAATGGATAGATCTTTACGTGCTAAATCAAGCTCCTTACAAATATGAAGCCAACTTTTACCTTCATTTAAACCTTTCTCACAATGCGCTTCAGCTGCTTTAGCATCAGTTACATCACCAAGTATTTGAGTTCTGTATCTTTTGCCTTTGTGAGTAATATCTAATTGAAAACCTTTGTTTCTTTGTCTATAAGCCATATAATTACCTTTCTAAATGTTTGGCCTCATGCTGAAATTGGTAGACAGTCACGACTTAAAATCGTGTGGATTTTATCCGTCCCAGTTCGAGTCTGGGTGAGGCCACCAATTAATTTACCCATATATTTTCTAAAGAATTGTAAAACTGTTTTCCTTTAGGTGTTAAATATACAAGCTTTCGTCTACGTTCCATTGGATCTTCTTTTGAACCTAGTAAGTTTGGACCCTTAACTTTTTTTCTAGTCCAATCAGTAAAGAAAGCTACGTTACGGCTGCAACTAGCTTGACTTACTCCAAGTAAATCTGAAAGATCTGCCATTGGTACTTTATCTTTTTTATCCATAGCTATTGCTAAAAATGTTTGAACTGTCTGAGCTTGTATCTCATTATCTAATTTTCTAAACTCAGCCATAAATTTGAACATCGCTGTTCCTGGTATTTTATGTATTAACTCTTTCATTGTTTTGCCTTTCATTAATTAAAATTATATTCGTCTTAAACTTTTTAATTAAATAAAGGAGGACCTTGCTCGTGGTCACTAATCCATAAACCATTTACATTACCACCTGACATAGATGTGATTTTTGTAGTTGCTGTAAACCAATATCTAATACTGCAACATAAATAGTTTTTAATTAATCTATACATTATTTTTGCTTTTAAAATTTAAAACTTTACCAATATCGATATAGTTTTGTTCTACTGCTTGTAAAGTAGTTAATTTAAAAATTTTACAACTATTCATTAAATCACTTGCTTTAACTGCTGCGATACATTGGGTTGCTTTTTCTTCTGATGGATAATTTATTATAACAGCTGTGTCATAAACTGAATCTAAACTAATACCATTTCTTGATATGTATTCTCCTCCAAAAGATTTATTTATTTTTTTAAACTCAACGATCTCATCAGCTTTGTCTTTTGAGCTTAAGTGACGTTTTAAGCTTGAGCTATGTTCAGTCAATATTAATAATTTACACATTTTGCCTCCTGTTTATAAGTTTGTATTAGATTTATCCTTGTTTGTACAGCTTGCACTGAAGAAAGTATTACACACACACGATGGACAATTTATGCTGCCTGATGATGTATTGATATAATCGTTTCCCTTGCAAGTTGTACAGATTTCTTTTTTAGCTGCTTGTTCAGCTGTTTTCTTTTGTT